GCACAATCACAGGCAAAGTAAAACGCATACTCAATTTTTTGTACATAAGGAACGCCCTGTGATGCATGTATCTGTAGCATCCAGACGCCTCACCCCACTGTCTCAATATAGTTTCATGTTGCTCGTTCCAACTGTCTCGTCGGTGCTCGAGCTCCTTTTGTTTGATCATTTGGTCGTCAAAAATTTCTTCGCTCATGTTATAATAGATGAACATAATATTCTGGATTCATCTGGTTTTTCTCATCGCCATTCTCGTGGTTCCTTTCACAAATGACGTGAGAAACCTGGAGTTCTACTCTATACTTATCCCATTCTTATTCTATCATTGGTCGGTTAATGATGATACATGCGCCCTTACCCAAATGGAGATGGCAGTGACGGGTCAGGACAAAGAAGAAACTTTTATGCATAGAGTTGTTTCTCCAATCTACAAGATGGAAGATAATGACATAAATAACCTCACAAAAACTGTATTTTTCATGCTTTGGGCACTCGTTCAATACAGACTCGGTCGCTTCGATACGTTTATTAGTGACCTAAGATTGATGATGTCAGGTAAAATTCCAAAGTAAAATGTCAAATTGGCGAGAAGAAGAATTGGAGAGACTCAAGAAAGAGTACAATATGTACAAGGGCACGGATATTAGAGATAAACTAACTGGTGGTCTAAGATCAAAAACTTTAAAATTGATCATAGACTATCATGAACGCATGCTTGGTATAAAGTTTTGGGACGATGATATGTTAGAAATAATCCATGGAAACAATTCAAGAAATCAAAACCCAAATTCAATCCCTTGAAAAATCAAAGGAGTATCATCACGAAAAATACCTAGAAAATATTGCTATTATTGATGATAAGATTACCAGAATTGAAAGACAAATTGAAAAAACAAAATCTCAAGTAAAGAAGGAACTTCTTAAGAGACATCTTGACTGGTATGAAGAAGAAACACTCAAAATGGACGAAGCCATCGAAGTTATCACGGCAAAAATTGATAGTCAAATTGAGAGACTTCAAGAGCTTATAACAAGTGTTGAACAAAGAAAAGAAAAGGAAAAGAATTCATTTGATTTTAACATTCAAACTATTAGGGAATGCATTAAACAACGTAGTACTTCAAACGTATTTAATGCGCTAGATGCGGTAGCTAATGCTCTCGAAATTATTAGAGTCGAGAGTCAACGAACTTAAAACGATCAAAAAAATGAACTGATACCTTAAAATTATAATAAATTATCATACAAATAGCATCGGCTATATCATGTTTTCGTTCATATGGAATCTCCTCAGATATGTGTTTACTTGCGATAGAAACGGTTCGCTCCTTACGCTGTTCGTAGTTTAAATGACGCATTCCAAAATGTGTATGCATGCTCACAGGTGAAACTAGCACAACTTTATCTCTGAACATGTAATTTAGAAGTACTTCTATATTTGTAAACCCCCCGGGTGGTTGTCTCTCTATCAGTATTCTGTCAGCCGCATCGAAAATGAATTGATGATCTTCTACAAATAAAGGAACTAAATCTACTATATCATTACTTTTGATGTGTTTATAATCTCCGAGGTTTACTTTCTTTATATACTCTACGCCAATTTTAGGACCGTTTCCGCATTCCGCTAGGACTAACCCCATATTATGGTACCCAATATCTATGGCAAGTACCTTCATGTCTTTATGTGGAAAATATTCCTTAACTAATATAAATGAAGAACAAAACTAAAAATCAACTTTTATGGTTAGTAGTTGCAGTGCTCATTGTCGCTGTAGTTTACTTGATTCAAAATCCAAAAGTTGTCAAAGTTCCAGTGCATGTTGCTAGACCACAAATACAACCGAGACCCAGACAAACTAGACGCGCACCAGAATTTCGAGAGGCGCCAATCAAAAAATACAAACCCGGTTACATGCAGCAAATGGGTATCTTAACGGGTGCAGGACAAGAAACGCTCCCACTCTACGGTAAAGAAGTTCGTGGAAGACGTGATCGCTATCATTACTACACAACAACGGGTGGTGAAAACCTCTACCCAGTCCCAGTTGCGTTTAATGGACGTGATTGTATGGAAGACATTGGCTGTGAAGAACTTTATGGAAGTGAATCAGTCTCAGTGACTGGAAAGACTGGTTCATATACGGTAAAGCTTTATCGTACAGATGATTTCTTCTAAGACTATTTTTTCTTATTATCCCCCTTCATTAGCCCTTCAGCTCTCTTTTTCAAGTCAACTGTAATCATTGAACTTGAACAAGAACACAAGATTGACATGACACATGTAGCCAACATAACCGGTGGTGTCTTAACGGGGCTTTTGGAAGCTAGATAGGAAAGTAACATTAAACAGCACATTGAGCTTGTGAGAGTTGCCAATCTTTCGGGTTTCATTGGTTTGTCGCCACCCAAAATAGTCTTGTAAGCACCCCACGCAGGCAATATTATTGGCATGCATGGAAGCAGCATTGGCATCATAAGAATTGGAATACCAAAAGGTGTCTTCACCATTTATTATAGATCAACAAAAATTATTTCGTAAGCTCATAATCATATCAACCTCCCTTCCCTGAAGTCCTGGATTCCTTGAGAGTCTCGCCTTGAGTCTCAAGAGTTCCAACGTAGTATCATCGTCTAAATTCTTAAAAAAATCCCGTAATTCGTCTATATTCCGCAAACCCTTTGCATCTTTTTCTGCTTGAACATATGGCCATGTCTGTCTTCGTAGTGCGGCAACCTCTTCTTCGAGTTGCCTAATTCTCGGCATAAGAACTTGGGTAATTAGAGCCCTCGTTTCCATTTACTTAAAAATGTTTGTCATCTTTAAGATATGCTCAGGTACGCAGCTCTTAATCACGAAATGCCTAAAGTTATAAGGGATGTCTACAGATCTGGATCCAAAGTAATTTTGGATTATGCCAGAGAGAATTGCCACCCAGATGACGCAAAGCATGTCTCAGAAGTTAACATGATGATGATGTCATCTTTTCCTGGATCAATGTTTGCCGTGAAAATGACCTCATTTGGATCTAGGACTTCTCCAAATTTTGCGGCATCCCACGTGAAGAAGATAGTTCAACACGCGATCAATAACCAATGTCAAATTTGTATAGACGCGGAAGATGTTATATACCCCAAAGAAGCGTATGATATGATGTTACAATTTAATAGATATCAACCACATGTATTTAAGACATATCAGATGTATCGCATCGCTGCACTCAAAGAACTCGAGGTTGATATTCACGCAGCAAGGCGCCATGATATTAAACTAGGTGTAAAACTTGTGAGAGGAGCTTATCTTGGTAAGCAAGATGGTCTCTTACCAAACAAGGACGCTGTGGATAAATCATTTAGACAAGGTCTTGATATGTCCCTAAGTGCGGGTGAAAATGTACACACACTCGTCGCAACCCACAATTCCGAAGATATTAAGTTTGCAAGAAACTGCCCTCATGACAGATACAAAATTGCGCAACTTTTGGGTATAGGTGAAGACTTTCCAGATTACCGCTACGTACCATTTGGTAAATTAAGTGAAATTGGTCCTTATTTATATAGAAGATTTATAGAACGCCTTAAATGGTCTTAAAGATTTTATATATTTTTATATAAGTATGGACGATCTAACTAAAATAGGTATTAAATACAATACAGATAAAGCAACTTTTCACAATTATACAGGGTTTTATAATGAATATTTTAAAACTGTGAGGAATGAAAAATTGACTATTTTAGAAATCGGAATATTAAATGGCAATTCTCTTTTGACATTACAAGAATATTTTCCAAATGCCGAGATCCACGCCGTTGATATTGTCCCCAAAAGTGTTAAAGAATATGGATCAAGAATACACACATATTTATGTAGCCAAGTGGATGAGGATAAACTTAATGAACTATTCTCTGACATGGAATTTGATATTATAGTAGATGATGGTTCGCATTTAACTCTTCATCAATTACAATCATTTGGTTTTCTTTTCAAAAAACTAAAAAGTGGTGGATTGTATGTATGCGAAGACTTGCATACATCACTTCATAAAAATTATATAAATTCTACAACAATTCCACTTGATATTTTTAAGAATTATGATGGTAAAAAATTGGAAATACCTGAGATTAGTACCGAAGATAACGAATATATAAATGAGCATATCAAAGAAATAAATGTATATAAGCGTGAAGTAAACGCATACATGTGTTATGCATGTAATACACTTTGTAACCACGAATATGAAAAGTGTAAGTCATGTAACATAGACCTCTCACCAGAAAACTCAAGTTATACTTCAATTATAGTTAAGAAATAGATATAAAAATATCTTCCGATAGATATTTAATGAAGACCCTGAAACGTTTTGGGTATTGGTCACCACCTCCCCTACCACCTATGAGACGCAAATATGGTATTGTCGCGGCTTGTCGAAGTGACGAAATTAACTACGAAATGAAGAAGAGTGAAATCACCCGCGTTGCTCTTCAGCATATGTATGAAGCACCGTCTCTACACGAACCAAAACAAATCACCACGAGGCAGATGCGTCTCAAGATGATCCTACACGAAGCACTTGATCTTGCGCATTCAATCTGCGAACATCAAGATGCTCAAGAGTGTCTCTGGGCTTGGGAAATGGTTGATGAAATTGACGACGCCGCTACCCGAGCAGGTGTCCGCTACTATTAATTTCCCAACTTATATTAAATGGAGTACGAAAAGCTCAAAGAAAAGGTCAAGAAGCTTGGCTTCAGGGTGACCAAAGATGTCAAAGGTAAGCGGGTCAAGCTCACAAAGAAGGAACTCATGGCAAAGTTGCCA